AGGTTACGAGATCAAGGACGTTCCCGGTAACGTAATGAGAGACGAGGACGCCGAATTGGCACTCAAGGGCGTTGCTTTTAATGGTAATTGCCCGAAAGCAACATTTGAAGCGATGGTAAAGACGTTTTACCAAAGACAGAGCGACGATCTGATAGCATCTAAGACAGAAGGCGAAGCGTTGCTAAAAGAGGAATGGTCGAAACCGGGCCAATACGATGCCAATATCGAAATAATGACAAGGGCCGTCAATGAATTATTCAGCGATGAAACTAAGGCTATTTTTAACGCGACAGGTATCGGAAATAGTCCCTCAATAGTCAAGGACTTGCACAACATAGGCTTGAAGATGCTCAGCGATACGCTGATTAAAGGCGTATCGCCCGGCGGAGATGAAGACAAGGACTATCAACCCACATCGCCCAACTCGCCGGAAATGTATGCACATGGTGATAGTGAAGAGTGCCAAAAAGCAAGAAGATATTTTGAAGCAAGAGGTCATAAATACTAATCTGCCCAAATGGATAACAGGTGGTACTTTCTGGATAACCGAAAGGCCCAGTGCTAACGTGAAAGTCACGTTGCCTTAGCAGGTATTAAAAGTCAGTAGTGGCCCGACAAGAACGGATAACTCCTACGATAAAAACTTAATAAATTTTTATTACAAGGAGTTATGATATGGCCAATAGAACAATTACAGACCGCGAAAATATGGTAATCGCGGCAAGAATGACCAACAACAACGAGATTATGCGCGTTGCCGAGGTCTTGAACGAAACGAATGATGTTATTGCCGACGCTCCTGTTCAGAGATCGACAGATATAACATCTCACATGGTATCCAGAAGGACGAGATTACCCGCTCCTGAATGGGTAAAAATAGGCGCAGGCTGGGATGCTACTACTGGTACTGTCCAGCAGGTAAGGGAAACGATGGGTAATATGCACTCTCGTTTCCTGGCCCCGCAGAAGATGATGGACATACAGCCTAATCCCGCTAAATATAGATCGAACCAGGAACGCGCCCACATAGAGGGTATGTCGCAGGAATTTTCCAACAAATTCATCAATGGCAGTACAAAAGGCGGAGCGCCGGAAGAGTTTGACGGTTTGCAGGCGAGGTATAACACGTTATCAACCGACAATACTGGTTACGTCCTGAGCAATGGCGCTTCAAGCGGTGGTGGTTCGTCGTTGACTTCCATCTGGTTTATCCAGTGGCGTGAAGACGGCTGTTATTTGATTACACCGCGGTTTGGTAATGGAACCGGGATAGGGAAAGAGGATAAGGGTCTTGTTTATACGCTATCTGATAGTTCTTCAGGAACTGCGAGCCAGAGAAACAAGCAACTGTGGGCCTTTATTACTGAATTTGAATGGACAGTAGGTTTGGCTATCGAAGATACGAGAACTGTCAAGCGCCTGTGTAACATCTCCACCGTTTCCGGTACTGATCCAGCTACTCTCGACGAGGACAAGGTCATCCAGATTCGTAACAATTATCGTACGCGTGGCATGGGGACGATTTATATGTATGTAAACGAGACTCTCGGAACTCAACTCGATATTCTCGCTAAAGACAAAACCAATGTCTATTATCAACCGTCAAGTCCGTGGGGCGACCATCAACTGATGTTCCAGGATATGCCGGTAAGACGAATGGACGCTATTGCTACGGACGAAGCTTTAGTTACAACTTAATTAAGAAAGGAGGCCATCATGGCTTTATTTGACGCATTACTTGAATTTAGTGACAACCAGGAAATGGCACAATCGGCAGCCACATACGCTGCTACCAATACTTTTAATTGGAAAGACGAAGACCTTGAAATGGGCCAGGGTGAACCTATTTGGTTCAATGTTCGAATCGGAACCGAGGCCATCGCTGCTACCGATGGTTCTACCGCTGGCGCGTGTACCCTCGTTGTTGACCTCGTAAGCGAAGCCAATACAACTATAGACAGTGGCTCGGAGATAATGTATCGATCAAGGACATTTACCGAGGACGAAATGACCGAGAAGGCGTGGCTCGTAAGAATACCCCTTCCGGTAGATATTGATAATCAACAGTATCTGGGTGTTTTATATACCATCGCCGGAGATACGTCTGCTGTCGGCAAAATAGATACCTGGTTAGATCACGGTCCTCAGTCGAGCCACGATACACAGGTAGCAGATTCTAACATTTAAGGTCCGATTATGCCTGACGAAAAACGAATTTTATGTGGCGTTCCCATTCCGCCTAATTTCATGGCGGATGCAAGGGTCGTAGCGCAAGTCGAGGCTTGGCATGCTGCCGGTGATGGAGTTGAATCGTATTATCCAACAACTCGATCCGCCGAAAGTGGACAACACAAGATAGTTCATTTTGCATTGTATGCCAAGCCAAGGGCAACCCATATTTTGTTTCTGGATTATGATGTTATTCCAAGGCCAAATACTTTGAAAAGACTTCTTTCGCACGATAAGGATATTATTTCCGGTGTTTACCCCATATACAAAAACAGGAAGATAGTATGGTGTTTATCGACAGAAGAACCTTTTGCGGCCATGTCGATCAATGACATTCCGAATAATATCTTTAAGGCGAAAACAATATGCAATGGAATGATGCTTGTGAAAACCGAGGTGTTTGACAAATTGGAGTGGCCTTATTGGGAATCCAAGTGGAAACCCGGTGGTTACGAAATACTCGGTGCGGATGTACATTTCTGCATGAAAGCAAGAGATGCCGGATTCGATTTATGGGTTGACCCGAAAGTTAAGTGTGAACACATTAAAAGCGTTGGTTTGCTGGGCATTGCAAAAACTTATATTATGAAAGGAAAATAAGATGAAAAGATTACTTTTAATTTTAATCTTTATTGTTCTTGTGGTTCAACCCTGTTTTGCTGCGATAAATACATTCACGAAAAGTATAGACACCAAAAAGACGTACAAAAACAGTTATCGCTGGACAGGAAAACCAAAAGACGGGTTACTTACATGGGCAAAAGAAGTCGAAGACAGATTAGACGGGACAACGGGTAATCAGAGTTTTTACTTTACTCCTGGTTCCGCACCCACCGCCACCGAAGGCAGGATGTACTATGATTCCACCTCTGATACTATTAAGTATCGCAATGGTTCGTCTGTGTGGGTATCGCTTGCCGGCATAGCGCCCGGTGAGTCGGGTTCTTTGGATGACGCTTACAATAGCGGTTTCGCTATAGATGTCGATGGTACGGCAGTTACATTGACCGTAAGTCTCGGCGACAATAACGCCGCGCTCATTATCAATGCAAATGACGCCACGAACAATGCCAATGGTATTGAGGTTGTGGTTGCTGCAAGTAACACAGGCGCCGGTTTGTATGTCAATGGTACAACCGGCACAGTTGACTTGTTAGGTGACAATTTCAGTCTTGCAAATACCGGATTATTTGTCTGTGTCGGCATTGACACTACCGGTACTATTATTATGGCAAACGACGACATTATCAGTAACGCAACCAACGATACGATTTTGTTCGATACCGGCGACGAGGATTTGAAGATTGATTTTACTACCGGCACTAACAAGTTGACGTTTACATCTAACAGTACAGGCGGAACGATATGGGACTTCGGTGATTTTGTAACATTGCAGAACATGAGTACCATTACCGGGCTTGCCGAAGACTTTACAATTTCAACGACGGGTAATTCGACCGGCGAGGATTTAATTCTTCAACAGGCAGGCACTGGTGACAATCAAGTTCAGATATTGTCATCGGGTACATCTGCTGCGGCAATCCTGCTCGATACTTCATCTACAGGCGGAGTAACTATTTCCGCACTTGATGACCTTATTCTGTCGGTGGCCTCTACCACAACTGCGGACGACCTTACAATTACTCAAACCGGCGCAAACAATTCGAGTATTTTACTCGCTGCTGCCGGAACCGGTTCAGATGCTATTAGTCTCGCTGCCTCTGCCGGTGGAGTTAGTATAACGGCTGTTGACGATGTCCTGTTACAGGTTACTTCCACGATTGCAGCCGACGACCTCGTTATAGCACAGGTTGGCGCAAACAATTCCAGTATTTTGTTGCAGGCAGCAGGTACGGGAGCAGATGCTATTAGCCTTGCCGCTTCCGCTGGTGGAATTAACATCGATACTGCCGCAACATTCGATATTGACGTTGACGCTGTCGGTGGCAAGATACTTTTGACCGCTACCGAGAACGCCGGTAACACGATTCACATCGAGGAAAACGGTGGTTCTGCCGGTGGTATTAACCTATATGCCAATCAGGGAGAAGGTGCTTCTGCAACCACACAGCATGATGCTTCTATTCAGTTGCACTCTGACGCCGGTGGTATTGGTCTTTACACGACAGGTAATGTTGCAGATGCAGTAAGGATTGAGACTAACGGCGGTGTCGATGAGTTTATCACAATCAACAACCTCCAGGGAACTGGCGCTGACGCTATCACTATCAAGGCTAATGCGGCAGCGGGCAATGTTAATATTCAGTCGGTACTCGGTAGTATCCTTATTAAAGCCGAAGAGGACGCTACTGATGCAATACTCATACAGACTGACGGTGTAAATTCTACTACGATGCGTTTGATTGCGACAACGGGTACATCTGTAACCGAAAATGCCGCTGCTTTGCAGTTGACCGCTACTGCTGGCGGTATTCAAATTCAGTCTGATGCTGCTATCGACGGTGATGTTATCGTCTTACGGGCTGATGGCGGAGTTACTAATGACATCCTGATTCATAACGATCAAGGCACCGGGACTGATTCTATTGATATACTATCTGACGACGGCGGTATTCTTTTGACCGCCGCAAAGCCGGTAGCGATAATCAACGCGTTCGAACTGGATATTGTTATTGTGCCGGATTCTTCTCCGTACACCGTTCTTGCCAACAATTCCGGTCAGGTGCATATGGTAGGAGACATGACCGCGGACACTACGTTTAATCTGCCTGCCGAGGCCGATGGTTTGCATTATAAGTTTCTCTTTATTAGTAATGCGACTGACGTTCAAGACTGGATTATTACTTCTGGCAGTGCCGGCGCCAATTACTTTATTGGCGGCGTAGTTCAGCACGACGAAGACGGCGAACTCACGGTAACTTACTACCCTGACGGCAACAGTAACGACACTCTTGGAGTTCTAACGCCACAAGCGGGTACGGTTATTGAAATGTGGTGTGATGGTACTAACTGGTATTTAACTGGTACGGTAATATCTGCCACTAACACAGGCGTTACCTTCTCTGATTAATATAAAGGGCGGGCGCGTTGCTCGCCCTATATTTTTTTAAGGAATAGATTGTGAAGAAGTGGAAAACTGAAGCAATTATTGCAGTAGTTTTAGTATGCGCCAGTCTTGGTATCTGGTGGTTCGTTGCTACGAAGGATGAGCGTCAAGCCAAAGCTCAATTCGAGTTGCTGGTTAATTTTGCCAATCGCCAGCAGGTGGAAATTGCAATAATTACCCAGAATGCTGAATTGAAAAGGTTAAAACAGCTTATGCCTCAGTCTCTTCCTCAATCGCCGGTTGATAAGGAGTAAATATGATGAAAAAGTTGCTTTCTATAATAGTATTATTAAATATTCTTATTCTTGTTTTAGGTTCAAGAGGTAGATATGCCCCTGTATTTTGGAAGCAGGTGTCAGGTGGCATTGCTTATGACCAAGGGTCAATCCTGGCTGGCGCAGGATTCAATTACGCCATTGATACTGCCTCAAACGACACATATCTTGCGGCAGTGCCAGGAATAACTGCTTACAATACCGGGTTGTTGATATTCCTTAATCCTGTAACAGATAACACAACTGCTTGTACGCTTAATATTAACTCACTTGGAGCAAAGAACATAAAAGATGGTTTGGGGGGCGATCCTCCCACTGCTCACATCGATGCAGCAGGTATAACTCTTTTGTGTTATGACGGAACCAATTTTGTCATAATAAACGGCGACAACAATCCGTAACTTGATAAGGAGACAAAGAAATGGTTAAAAAGTATGGAAGAACAATCGCAGCAAGTGTAGCGGTATTAGTTGGTATTATTGTCGGAGTAATGCTGGTCAATTATGTTACTGCCGAACCGGTTGATACTTATCACTCAAGCTGGCATGTAATCAGAGAAGCAGCAGCCGAAGATGGAGCAAACTTTGCAGCAGTTATTGCCCTTGCCACTAATGGAGGTGACTTTGCAAGTAAAGATACTTCTACGGTAGCTAATGGCGGTCCTTATCACATAGCCTCGCGTTCTACTATCAGTAGTCGCTCTGAAGGTTACTCGGCTGGCGGGGCCTGGATGTTTACTATTGGTGGAGTAGGTCTGGCCGACGATACCTTCTCGTTCAACCTCGTAGGATGGGGAAAGACTAACGGCATGGCTCAGATTATCTGTGAAGGTAATGGCATCTTAGGTACTCAAGATATTGTCATCTATCCACGTGGATCAGCAGTTACCGATGGTTTGTGGGCTGACACTATCACTCTCGATGAAACAACAAAATGGCCATCTATTGCTGTCTATAACTCAGGCGACAATGAGGTAGCTACGATAGTTGTAGATACTACAGGTCTCGAATGGATTCAATTTGTTGTCTATGACTCGTTAGGCGCTCAGGCTGGTGAGGCAAATTCTACGGCCGTATATGGACGGCGCTATTAAATTTTTTACTATTACAGGTGATATATGGCCACAGACAAGTTGCAGATATACAATTTTACTTTAACAAGGCTGGGCGCAAACAGACTCGATAGTATAACCGAGGATTCCGATGACAGGCGCAAGTTGGATACTATGTACCCCCAGATACTTGAGGAATTGACTGCGCAGGGGCCGCAGCAGGGCTGGAAGTTCGCAACTACAAGGACAGCGGTCGATGTTAGCGAAACCGATATAACCGCCTTTGCTGATTATTCAGAGACGGTATCCGGTACGGTAAGTTGCACCGCGGCGGGACATAATCTTGATTCGGGCGAAAGAGCTAATTTGTCCGGCGATACGGGTTACGATGACGATTATGTGGTAACGGTAATTGACGATAATACTTTCTATTTCACGGCCACTTGGTCTGCCACCGGAACAGGAACGGTAAGATGGACTTCATTGCAATATGCGTATCGCTATTCTATGCCGACTAATCTTAAACTCGTATCTGTTCAGGTAGGCGGTTTTGAATTATCGGATTGGGTGCGGGAAGATGATTATGTCCTGACTAATCTCGAAGATACTACAGTCGATATGAAGTACGTCGTTTCGGTAACTACGACTACAAGGTTCCCGCCGTATTTCACAAAGGTCTTGTATCTATCTCTTGCGCTTGAATTAGCCTACAGTATTATCCAAAGCGCGACATTCCTTGAGAGGCTGATAAACGAAGTAGAGAGAATACAGTTGCCTCGCGCGATTGCGCGTGACGAGAAAGAGCAATATGTTCAGGAATCCAGTAGTTCCTGGCAGGACGCAGCCAGAACAGGAATAATAGAATGAATACATTAGCTCGGAATATAAAAAGTGCCCAAAGTTAATAAGATAGTCCAGTCGTTCAATGCCGGCGAGTTGAGTCCCTTAATGGATTCTCGAATCGATCAGGATAAGTACAAATTCGGCTGCCGAATAATGGAGAATTTTTATCCTCTTATTTTTGGAGCGGCAAAACGCAGGCCGGGAACCGAATATATTGCGACGCAAAAGTCGTCATCTGCAAAAGGTATGGTCGTTGCTTTTGAACATTCGGTCGATGATGTATATATGCTATGCTTCGAGAACCAGGTGTTGAGGTTCTTCAAGAGCGGCGACAGGGTAAGAACATCTGGTTCCGTCGATACGCTGAGTCTTGTTAATTCTACTTATAAATGGACGGCCTCTGGTTCCGGTACGGCTGAGTTTTACGTAGAACTTACCGGGGGCGGCGATCCTTCCATAGGGACAGTACAGGTCGTTACAGAAGATGGTTCGGATATGACTTCCGGTACGCTTGGCTCACTTTCTGTTACAGAATATGGTTATGGCGATAACGATTCACTTGGCTATGATACTGTTTATGTAAGACTGACAGATGGGGCGGACCCGGATTCCAAGGCCGACGATTTCGTAATAGCCAATTTCATATACGAGATTGTCACGCCTTATTTGACGGCAGATCTACTTAGTCTCGATATTAAGCAAAGTGCCGATGTGATGTTTATAACTCACGGCAGCTACGAGGGGCGTAAGCTATCGAGAACTGGCGATACGAGTTGGACTCTCGTAGTATCGGCGTTTGCGGATGGTCCATTCAGGACGGAGAATACGACTATAGCGGCAACGATTGTGGCAAATGGAACAACCGGTTCGGTAACATTAACAGCGGTTGGGCACACGCCATTCGTTTTGGGTACAACGGCTGGTCATTCACCGAGCGGGTCTGTAGCAACTTCCAAGAGCCAGACAGGAGCTTTGTTTAAGCTGATTCATGCTACTGGAACTCCAAGCGTAGGTGAGTCGCTTGATTCTACGATGGTTGATGCTACTACTACTGCCCTTGTCGTACCCAAAGGGGTAACATGGGATTTCACGACAACGGGAACATGGGGGACAGGTGGTCCTTCTACTATTGTTTTAGAAAGAAGCTACGATAATTTTACGACCAAAGAGACATTAGTTACCGTTACCTCTTTGGCGAATTATAATCGTGTAACTTCGGGGACGGAAGAATTTGCCGATGCGAAAATTCGGGCAAGGGTGACTGATGGAGCCGGGACCGGTACTGCCAGTATTCAGATTTCTATTAGGGACACTTCGCATATAGGTATAGTCAAAATAACTGCTGTAGCATCGACGACAAGTGCGACGGCCACAGTATTGACAACTCTTGGTTCGACCGACAAGACTCATCGCTGGTCCGAAGGTGCATGGTCTAATTACAGGGGCTGGCCGAAAACAGTCGGTATATCGCCGGAAGAAAGACTTACATTTGCCGGTTCTGCCTCAAAACCCCTAACAGTATGGGGTAGTATTGTCGGTGATTTTACCAGTATGAAAACAGGTACTTTGGACGATGACGCTATTATTTTCACTCTTATAGGTTCCGGTCAGCAAAATACGATACAATGGATGGTCCCTAACGCCTCGATGATGATAGGAGCATTAGGCGGCGAACACTTACTCGGTGGTTCCAATCTGGAAGAGGCCCTTACGCCGACTAACGTAACTGCAAAGCTCAAAACGACTTATGGTAGTGAAATACCTGCGGCTTTTCTAATAAACCAGGCCATCATATTCCTGCAACGTGGCGGCAGGCAGATAAGAGAATTAAGCAATCTAAATACACTAAATACAAACGACATGTCCTCGTGGCGCGCAGACGACCTTACCGTATTCTCTGAGCATATAGCGGGTGACGGCGGCAATATTACCACTATGGCCTTCCAGCGGACTCCTACGCCTATGCTGTGGTGTATCAGGTCGGACGGCCAGATAGCGGTTATGGTTTACGAGCGATCTCAAAATGTCTTTAGCTGGTGCAGGTTCGTTACAGACGGGGAATATGAATCCGTTGCCGTCATGTATGGCGGTTCTGCAAGCGAAGACGAAGTGTGGGTAACGGTAAAGAGAGTAATAAACGGTTCGACGGTAAGGTATGTGGAGCGATTTGCGAATCAAAATTACGAACAGTTAGATGAGACAATGATGGTTGACAGTGCTAAAATTGTATTGTCAACAGCACCGTCTGGAAATATAAATTTAGCAAGCGATACGGTCACATGCGGCGCAGGCATCTGTGGCTCGTCGTTTTGCGGCGGCAATTACGCAGGATAGGAGTTAGTTATGGCAAGTTTACCAACTGATGGCGGAAGTGAAGGCGTTTGGGCTACTTTATACAATGCTTTTCTTTTAGTGGGGCATAGCGCGAACGGTACACATAACCAAGAGGATTGGACCCCTGCTTCTTACACGGGAGGAGAAAGTGTTACATTTCCAAATGGACTTATATTAAAACAAGGAACTGTTAGTGTGGGAACGAACACAACTGTCGAAGTTACTTATGGCGTAGCTTTTCCTACTGGAGTTAAAACCGCACAAGTAAGTTATTCCACCGCTGCTACTAATATAGACCAGCCAGCAAATGTATCACCAAAATCAGGTTCAGAAACATCTATACTTCGAGTTACGAATAGTGATTCGGTAAGTACAAGAAGCATATACTGGTGGGTTTGGGGATATTAAAAGGAATAATATAATGAAAAAGATAGGACACGAGTAAATGCCCGATTTGATCGTTTACATACCGGATCATGGATACTCCAATACGGATTTTCTGTATATATCGTGGCTCGATGCGAATCATTACGTATCGGACAAGACAGCCAATTCTTTCAAATTGACTACAACATCGGGTGGCGCTACTTACATTCAATTTTCCGAATCAATTATAAGCGGTTCTGTTAGAGAAGAGACCGAAAGTGCGGTTACAACCATAACCGGCTTAGACCATCTTGAGGGAGAGCAGGTTTATGTATTGTCCAATGGGGTATCTTTGGGATTGCATACCGTATCCGGTGGCAGTGTTACCGTTCTTTCGGAGGTATTTAGTTATTCCGTCGGTTTGGCGTACGAATCGACATTGCAACCCATGAAACTGGATATATCAGGACTGGGTCTGGCAACAACCAAAAAGGTGGCCAAAGTAATTGCGAGTCTGAATAAAACGGTAGGAGGTCAAATTGGCACTGATGCTCAACACCTCGACAATATCAAATACCGGGATGCGGGCGGAACGGGCGACGAATTTCCTTACTTTACCGGAGATGTCGAACAAACTCTGCCCGGCGGATATGGAAGAAGTGGCGATGTCATGGTGAAACAGACCGACCCACAGCCAATGACGGTTCTTTCTTTCACCTTTGATTTAGGCGTCAGAAACGATTAAGGGATATATTATGAGAAAATTACAAGAACAATGGAAAGATGTAGTTTGCCACCCAGATTATATTATTTCTAATTATGGAAAAGTAATATCTAAAAAAAGAAAGTTGGCATGATTGAGATAAGAAAAATACAGGAAGGCGATTTGGAATACGCTATGGAGCGCGCTATTGAGAACGAGCCGAAGATGGAAGATTTTAATTATGATTTGATTGACGGATATACCGCCCTGCTCGACGGCAAAATACTAATGGTCGGCGGTGTAATGATGAAGTGGGAAGGTGTCGGCGAAGTATGGGCATTTATGACCGAAGACGTGCGCGATAATTTAATCGAGTCTTATAGATGTCTGCATGAAATGTTTGATGTTCTAATTAAAGAAAAACAATTGCGCCGGGTAGAGGCATCGTCAAGGGCTGATTTCCTTCCGGGCCAGAATATGCTTGAGCATTTAGGTTTTGAATACGAAGGTTGTAAGAGAAAACACTCAAGAGATGGAACAGATGTATATATTTATGGGAAAATATTATGACAGGTGGATTACCAAGAGCCAAAAAAATACAAAAAAGCGTAGGATTAGGCAAAGATGTTGTTGGCTTTTCTAAAATAGGGGCATCTGCCGAAGTTCTGGGTGCTGATTTTTTAGCCGATATAACTGCGCCACCGGAAGTTAAAATACCACCTTTGCCTGCCCCTGCGCCAGCGCCAACGCCATTAGATCAAGCTACTTTACAAAAAGAACGGGCAAGACGCAGACAGAGAATAAACGCCGCTGGCAGGCAGGGTACTATTTTAACGGGTGGCTCGGTTCTGGGTGGGCCAGGTCAAACAGGTTCTTCTTTGCTTGGAGGTTGATATGGGTGGAGCAGCATTATTGATAGCAGGCGCGGCCATATCCGCTGCTGGTGCTATACAGCAGGGCGCAGCCGCTGCGCAGCAGGCAAAGCTCCAGCAGGAAATACTTGAGCAGAACGCCCTTCTTGCCGAGCGACGGGCCAAGGCCGAAAGGGACGCCGCCACAGACGCAGCGAGAGTATTTGAAAAAGAGGGTAAGCGAATAACAGGCGCCCAAAGAGTAGCTTTTGCCAGAGGCGGAGTCCTTGCGACAGAGGGTACTCCGCTATTGGTTATGGCCGAAACTATCAAGGACCTCGAAGAGGACAGGCTTAATATTCTAAGGGAAGGTTTCCTTCGTGGCGACTTTAGAGAGTCCGAGGCTTTCGGTCTAAGATTCCAGGGAGCGGCGGCAAGGGCAAGAGGAAAGGCGGCAGAAAAAGGTTCATTCCTTGCTGCCGGTGGTTCGTTATTAACAGGAGCGGCAGGAGCATCAAGATAAATTATGCCTCCGATACCACGACACAGACGACAAGTAACTAAACCGGCTACAGTTGGCCAGGCACCTTTGCCTTTGGATATTGCCGATACAGGGGCAGAGGCCATAGGGCAGGGATTGCAGCGGCTTGGTGCAGGTGTAACTAATATAGGTATAACCCTGAAACAAGCAGCACAAAAACGCCAGGATATTGCGGATATGACAGAGAGGATAAACGCAACTTCTTTGATGAACGCTTCTGGCAGAAATATTCAGACCAAAATAGAGACCGAACCGGATTACACAAAATGGGACGGTTTTAGAGAAGAAGAATTTAAGGCTTTGCAGAATAGTATATCTGGCAATAATTTGATGTCAGACAAAGAGAAAAGTCTTTCAATGGCTCGTTTGGAAGCTAAGAATACAGAATGGATTTCTCAACTTAACTTGCAACAGGCGCGAACTATTGTCGATACAGGACAAAAGACAATCCTTGCCGGTCTTGAAATGGCTTATAGTACGGGCAGTAAGAGTGACCAGGCAATAGCCGAAGATGCGTGGAATTTAATGTGGCCGGAGCTATTCCCAAATAAAGTATTGGCCAAAGAAGCCCATGACGACGCAGTAGCAAGGGGCAAGAGGCAGTTTAATAATGCTAATGTTGAACATTTCAGAAACCTTGCTTCGGCTAATCCAGAATTGACCATAAGCGTTCTTGAAGATGAGCGTGCTGATAGAAAAGATGACAGGGGTGTCATTAGCGAAGAGGCTTTGTCAAATGAAGATATAACTGATATTATCTCTCATGCCAATACGGTAGCTGAAATAGGCAAGGCAAGGGCAAAAGAAGTTAAGCGTGATTTGATAAATACAACTACCAGCAAGGCAATAGGAGATTTTTTCAAAGGAACTTTAAGTCTAACAGAACTGCAAAGGCAACATGATGCTGGTCTTATAAGAGATACAGATTTTAAGAGTATGATGAAAGATTTACAAAGAGTAGCCCCGGAGAAATCTGATCCATTTTCTGTTGGAAAAGTTCGCAGGCAAACCCTTGATTTGGCAGCAGGGGCCATTGATCGTCAACAAGCGGATCAAGTTCTTCTTAGGGAATACTCAAAGTTAGATTTGGAAGACAGAGAATCAGCTATCGTAGGTATAGAAGAGGCTTACAGTAAATCTATAGCAACAGCAGTAAAAAATGCTTATGCGGATGGGCGGAGTTTAATGAGTAGGAGATTTGTTGGTGTACGGAGTGAAGAAGATTTGCTTGATTTTCTTAGAGCATCTGGATTATCAGAAGAAGACAAGAGAAATATCAATAGGCAATTTATGGCCGAAGTAAACAATAGAGATTTATATGAACGAGCAGTCGATGAACGCGTACGTGAGATGAGGGCCAAAAAGGATGTCTCGGCTAATGATATAGCGAAAGAATCACTTGCAATATTATTACAATACCAAAGACGCTTAAAACTGACTCTCGACGAACTTGAGCAAACTGTAAAAGAGGAACAGGCTCGTGTTATACTTACACCAACTACAGTACCAATTCCTACTTTGCCACCGGTCGATAATTTGTCAGCAGAAGATGCAAGAGCAGAACTGAAACGCATAAGAAAAAGGAAAGAGCAATTGAGGTTGAAAGAGTAATGCCAATTACGGATGAACAACTAAATTCATTATCAATTGCTGAACTTGAAGAGCGTGAATCGCAACTTCTTGGGGTTTCAGGCGTTAATGATTTATCTCCTGCCGGATTGGATATGAGAGAGCAACAATTGCTTGATCGACTGGATGAAATTGGCACAGAATCGCCTCCACAAGAACCGTCAATTCCTACCGGCCTTAGACCGCAAGATGAATTTGATAGAGATAAAGGCGTTTCCGATATGTATTTATCGTGGGGATTGGCCAATAATGTACCATTCCATGATATATACATGGACTACGAAAAATTCAAAGGTGACAATACAATATGGGGTGGTTATATACCGGAAAATAGAGAGGCCAATAAAATTGGTTTTGTTGAAACGATCAAGAATACAAGGCCATTAGAACTATTGCCGTTTGTTGGTCCAATATTTAAGATTGAACGTATAACGGAAGTTTTCGATTCTGCATGGCGACTTAACCAACCTGATGGAACAATGGTAGATGATGAAAGAACAGGGCGTGCTGTTCCCGTTGGTACTCCTTTAGCTTTGGGTGGTTCGCTTATTTATGATAAAGTGGCAGTAGAGAAGTTCAGAAAGAAAGACATGGAAATTGTTGAAGAATGGATACAGGAACTTAATGAACGGCAAGAGAGGGGAATATCGGTTGGTGGTAGAATAGCCGAAGGCGTTGTTGAGTTGCCTGCATTTATGATAGAGTTTCTTCTAACAGGCCCAATATTTAGAACGGGAAGTGCTGTAACGAAAAGGGTAGCAACTAAAATACTTGGTAGATTTGCGGATCATGGCGTTGGTAAGTTTGCAACGAGAGTTGCTGCCGCTGGATTTGGGACATTAGCAAGAACAGCAGTGAATATACCAAGGGTTATGGAAGGTGCTGTTTCTCAAATGGCAGAGGGTATTCAAATAACGGATGATGGTGCTATTGTTTTTGCCGATGCAGACAGACCATTTACCGCCCTTGGTCGAAGTTTTGTAGATTTATATATTGAAAACTTGACAGAAATTTCTGGTAAAGCGATAGGCACGGGAACGAGTAAAGTGGTGAAATTTACTGGAGGGAAACTTGCGAAACAGTTTCCTGTATTGACGAAATATGCACAAGAATTAGCCCAGAAATGGATAACAAGCGGCAAGGCCAAGGGATTAACAAGAACTATGGGGGATTTCCTGAAAGCAAGTGCTTCTAAAGTTGGTTATGATGGTATTCTTCAGGAAATGGGGGAAGAACAACTTGGTAGAATTATTCGATCTGCGACTGGATTACAGGATTTTAATAAAATATTGCCAAGCATGGAAGATTTGCTTGTTGAGGCTGGTATATTTTCTGTACCAGGAGTTACCAGTCTTGCTGCTAACAAGATATTTCGCATAGATGGTCCAAGGCCAAAAATAGAGCGTGATTTAGGGAAAGTGTCAGATGTTGAATTTGAGGCGGCATTAGAAGAGCCATTAGTTCCGGCAGAACCTACATTAAAACAAGTAGAAGCTGATCCGGTAAGTCAACGTACTGCTGATACTAAATCTAAAGCAATAGATGGAGTGCAAAAATCTTCTACTGTCGAACCTACAAGTACGGTAGATGCTATTCGTCGTAATGTTTTAAGGGTAAAAGACGCTGTGTTGCATTGGGGCAGTGTCGGTAAAAAGATTGCAAGAGAGTTTGACGAGATTTCGTTTCGCACGGCTACGAATGTTGGAACAACTACTCAAAATATAAAGTCATCTCTCAAAGGGTTAAATGGGAAAGATAAAGTTATTGTTGCTCAACTTATTGATGGGGCAATAGATCGAACCGCCATACCTGATAGGCTTATTAAAAGAGCGGAATCAATTAAAGAACAACTTGATATTATGCAGAACGAGGCTATTGATGTTGGATTGCGCAAGGGAGAATTGACAGGAAGGGCATTTCCGCAGGTTGCAAATAAAAAGGGTATTAAGTTTTTAGAGGAGGCTGAAACACAAGGTTTGAAATCGCAACGTGTATTTGCTTGGGCACAAGAACAAGTTAGCAGGGGAAGGTTCAAGAACGTAGATGCGGCAGTGGCGGCCTTGCAAGAATACAGGAGAAAGCGACTTCGCAATACGGAAGCATATCTTGAGGGCGAGAGAACGATATTTCTCGATAATGACATGAGAGAGTGGAATCCCGATAAAGTGCTTCCCGGTGTAATTGAAGGTGGATGGGAAGCTATTGAGGGAGCAAGGCAATGGGGTGTAACGAAAGATGGTAATTTTAAGAGTATAAAGACAACAATCGAACGTCTCAGGGAAGAAGTAGGACCAGATCAGGCCAATATACTTGAAGATTATATTAAGGCTCAATACGGACAATCAAGAGCTTCGTTAGTAGCGAGAAAATGGAGTAAAAGAGCGAGGGCGATACAGTTTATTGAAAAACTTCCGCTATCTATGCTTACTATTACTCGCAATATGCTCGATAGATATACAAAGAGTTCTCAGGGTACAATAGGGACTAATATAAGGGCCACTATCAAGTTTCCGCCTTTTTTGAATAAGTGGATGAAAACATCTCGCAAAATACAAGATGAGATGATAAGGCGTGGCGCTGTAATGGGACATGGTCAATTATCTGAAAGTATAGGTCAAGGTGGGACTGTAATACAAATTGTTGGCAAACCATTTATAGCAAGTGAAAGAGGAAATCAAACATATATTGCCTTGGTCAAACAAATGCAACTCGAAGCCGATATTAGGATATTACATCGGATGGGAGGAGAATCTGGCACAGTTGGTAAAGTATATAATCGGCTATTGACCATTATTGGTAAGTCGCAATCTGCCACGCGGAACAGGGTTTTGCAAGATATATCTAATGAAAAGTTGGTGGATAAATTTACCGAAACCGGAGAAATATCAGATGAAATTATGTCTGAGGTTTTGCATCGCACAGTCGTTGATTCTGCTTTCCCATTGACTTTGGCGAGTAAACGCATGTGGTGGGGCAACAGGCCTTTTGTGCAAGTTGCTGCACAGTTTAAGGTATGGTCGGCAGATCAACTAAGATTCATATATAAAGATGTATTGAAATATACTTTGGCTACGGGCGATGCTTCCAGATTGGCAAGATTTATAATAGCCACTTGGCTTGCCGGTGAGATTTACAATATCGCCCGCGATTTTATTACAGATAAAGACGAATCCTTATTATCAACACTGAGAGATCCTGATGGCAGAAATGCAAAAGATATATCAAGGTCTATTGCAAATTCTTTAATAGACGGTGGCATAGTCGGCCTCGTATGGGATTTGACTTATGGAATTACTAATTGGGCATTTGGACCAACTATAGGTTCACTGAAAAATATAACAGTTGGCGGCATAGAAGCCATGAATGATCCTGCTACGCTAAGGGATGCGACAAAGAAATTTCTCTTAAAAGATGTACCAGCAGCAAAACAAGCACAAGGCATATTAGACAAAATAGATCGAACATTTTTTGAGGAAAATAATTTAACCGAGCATTATGTGAAATGGAGAGACAGGGCATATCGTTTCCAACAAGAGAAGGATCGTAAACAAGTTGGGGTAGTCAAGCAAACTATAAGCCGGTCATTATTAGGATTTACTAAAGGCATTCCGGGCCCAAGGTCTTTAAGCCTCGAATTGATAGCAAGGCAGGTTCTTGTAGGGGATATTGACGATGCTGCCGAATATATAAAGGGAATTGTCAGAGATACACCGCCTGAAGACTTGAAAAACTTATCGCAGGTATTCAGGCAATCAGCAAGGAACCGTTCTCCAATTGGCAATATGTCAAACGAAGATGCTATAAAATTCATTTCCAGTTATTCAAAGGAAAACCAACTTGAGATAGTGGCTTTGTTGAAAAAGTGGGAGAAGAATTACAATGCTGCTCTAAAAGAAGCAGGGCAAGAACTAATCGAGGAAGGTTATCTTGAAGAGTTGAAAAGAGAGATCGCCAAATGAATAACCTCACTACATTAGCTCATGGTTTGTTAATAGCTCGTAACGAGGCCGATGAGGACGTTTCGCTGCTTGACCTGACTACCGAAGGTGACTACGCAAGCATACCGTCCGTTCTCGGCAATACTGGAGTAGGTGTAATTGACCTCTTGAAGGACAAATATGACGGCGCCACTGAGATGATAGTCAATGGCATTGAGTTCATGTTCTCCGGTGGTTCTGCCGCCGATAAGACCTTTGGCTGGCGAGTATTGGCGTGGAAAACGGCAAATGGTCCTGCGCGACTTATAGCCGTTGGAACCGGCATACTCGGTACTCAGGCGGTAGTAACATATCCGCTTATTCCCGGTGGTGGAACGGCGCTAGCAACGAACAAGTTTTGGGCCGATACATTAGTTGTGACTGCAAGGAATTGGCCCAAGGGCATAGAGTCAACTGATTCTGTGGGTAATAATTCGGTATCAAGTATATGGGTTGACGATGCGGGCTACAGGTTTTGGAAAATAGAGATTACCGATGCTGATGGTTCAACGGGAACCGAGGCCGGCGATATATCTGTATATTTTGGATATTGGTAATGACGGTTAGAGGGCGATATACACCGAGTCATTCTGAGCATGGTACGGCTCAGGGGCAGATGAAGTTTTGGGATGCTACCCTGAATAAGTGGGTGCATACCGAAACTTCTGAATTAGTCTTTTTAAATGAAAAAATGGGTATAAATCAGGCCGTGCCCACAAGTACGTTAGATGTAAATGGAACTGTTACCGTGAAAAGATTATTGGCAGGTGGTATTACAGAATAAGGGGTTAAATTATGGCAATTACATGGGAAGTAGAAATAACAATCATATCGATTCCAACGAAAGAAGTTTCTGTGATTGCTACCAGAACGGACGATGTTTCCGGCGAGGTTAAAACATATACAGTACCAAGAGCGCCGGTAGAAACAACCGAACAAAAACTGGCGATAATGGATGAGATATGGGAAAAATATCAAGCGGAATTAAATGCCGAAACGGTTATCTCGGCTTTTATAGGAACTCTTGAGACGCAGGCAAAAACAAATTTGGAGGCTCGCGAGTAAAATGGCTGCTATAGATACGATTGAAATTTTGGATGGCTTAGACCACGAACAGGATATAACCACTTCTATAATATACGACATAGATAGTGCAACTGCCGAGGCGGTGGGAACGTATGCAGTTGCCATTCCTGTAACGGCAAAACAGGTAAGGGTTTTGTTTAATAACAATTACGACCCTAACGGTTCTTCGGTTCATGTAAGAGTTAGATTAACAAAAGTAACATCTAACACAACTCCAACCAAGACGGAAAACACCGAACCTTTGGCATGGTTTGAAATTGCCGGTAACGCAGGTGATGACACGATGTTCAAAGAGACAGGCTCTATCGATGTTAGCGCTTCTTTTGAAACAACATTGCATATTGATTGTGCTTTGTCGAGTACAACTGCTCATACGGGAACGGAGATTATAGTTCAGATTTCTTCTGAAGCGGGCGTCGATGGCTCCTGGACGGACGTAGCGAGGTTTATTGGCCCAACAGGAACGGCAATATCAAACGCATTTGCGGCCACCGAACCAGCAGGTGAAACAGTTATAGCAATAGCCAATCCTGTCGCTAACAATCTTGACAACGTCGGCAAGTTCAAGTTCGTCGAGAATACCGTTGTAGCCGATAGTGAAATCATTTATCAAACAGAAGTAGGTGCTGACGCTTAATGAATTGGATTCATCATAATAAACCCTGGTTGGGAGTTCCTCTAAACTCTGCCCACCCATTCGCCAAGGGTCTCGTCGGCCTATGGCTGATGAACGAGGGTAGTGGTAATATCGTTCAGGATTTGAGCAGGAATGGGAATATAGGCACTCTCTCAGCAGGTACTAATTTTGATGTTGGAAAGTTTGGTTCTGCCTTGAGTTTTGGTGGAGCGGCATCTGGGGATTATGTTAGTATCGGAGCGGGTAGCTCTTTAGGTATGAATAATCTCACTATTATTGCTTGGGTAAAACCAACAGATGCAACAGGGCTTGAGGGTATTATAACGAGAGGCATAAATTCCACTACCAGCATTATCTATTATCTTGGCTTGTCTAGTAATGACCTCAATTTAATAGTCAGTAATTCAGGTTCCTCTCAAAATGTTTCGGTATCATTAAATAAAATCGTAGGAAATGTATGGCAGCAGGTAGTTGCGACCGTAGATGACCTGTCCTTTATCGGGTATGTCAACGGAATAAAAGATTTAACTGTAGGAAGAACTGTAGGGCCACTTGGGGACGGGATTACAGCTACAACGGGTTTAATCGGAGAATTAGGAACTGCCGACCGAAGGCCTTTTAATGGCTTAATCGACCACGTAATGATTTACAACCGTGCCCTCTCAGCATCTGAAATTGCCCAACTCTACCGTAATCCGTTTGCAATGTTTGAGCGTGACCCTGTTGAATTGTGGGTGACTGGGGCACCTCCGGCAGCCAATGTACCCACAGCACATTTAGCAGGTCCTCTCTGGGGGCCTTTATCAGGACCAGTATTTTAGGAGCCTAATACAATGAATTACGTAGGCGATTTTGTAGAAAATGCGATTGTTTATGTAACATTTAATACTTTTGATTCTAACGATCCAAGTGCCTCGGTCACGATAACCGACCTTGTCGCTGGCGATGTGCAAATATTCAAGGACGGTGTTATACAAACAACTCCCGGAGCGGGTGTTACACTATCACTTAACCTTGGAGCTAATAACGGATCGCACTTGATAGCTATTGACACAAGCAATACGACAGACGGCGGGTTTTATGTAACCGGGGCAGATTACCAAGTACGCATAAATGGCACAACTGTCGATGCTGGCACGATCAATGCGTGGGTAGGAACCTTTAGTATTGAAAATAGGTCTATGAGAGGTACAGATGGAGCCAATACTACGGTTCCCGACGCAGCCGGTGTAGCGCCTACGGCGACAGAGATCATAGACGAGTTTGAGACACAGTCTCAGGCTGATCCTACAGGTTTCCATGTCAACACAAAAGAGGTCAACGGCACTGCCCAAACCGCCAATGATAATGGGGCAGACATAAATGCCATACTAATAGATACGAACGAAATTCAAGGAAAATTGCCAACAAATAAATTTATGGGTTCGTCTGATGGTGCTGATGATGATGGTACGCTGAACACAATTGCCACAGACGCGGCGAGATTAACAGCAGCAAGAGCAGGCGCATTAACAGACTGGATAAATGGGGGGCGGTTAGATTTAATCCTCGACATCATTGCCGCCGATACCACTACGGATATTCCGGCACTTATAGCAACCGCTCAATCCGACCTCGATACTATTACCGGCGCAACTGGTGTGCTTATAGACACCGATGCTGTAGATGCCGATGCCCTGAAAGCTGACGCTGTGACTGAAATTTGGGCGAAGGCTATGAAAGACCTTGCACAAGGTGCGCCAAGCGCAACGGCCTCCGTTCTTGACGCCATAAACTGGATGTACGAGGCGTTCAGGAATAAATCTACGACGACGGCAACGTTATTTACCTTACTGAAAGACGACGGAAGCACAGCACTTTCTAAGTCAACGATAAGTGATGATGGGTCAATTTTTACAAAGGGCGAAATGGTATCGGGAGCATAAATGGCAATAGATACTGAGACAAAAAGACGTTCTGTTTTGGGCATGGGATTGATGTTCCTGACCATGCCTCCGCTTGCGGACGGGACTATTGGCGCCGTTGACCGCGAACATATCACAGGTCTTTACGCCGGAATAGCTCCGGCAACTCCAGGCGTAACGACAACAGCTATACATATACTTAGCACAGGCAATGTTAGTCCTAATCACGTTCCTGATTCGGGGAACAATCTTCTTATCGCCGATGCACTTGAAGTACAAGGTGGTGGGTGGATAGGTGGCGCGACCAATTTTCTTAAAATAGAAGCCGACGGGACCATAGAGTTTAACGGCGCGGCTACTGTTTTTAATGATATAGTCGTTCCATTATCAAGTGCGAAAGTTCCGGCAGTCAATGCTCCTTCGTGGGACAGCTTCATTGGCAACTTAAATGCCTATACTTACGCAGTGAATGATTTTCAAGAGTTTTCCACCGAGTTGATGCACTCCTATAAAGATGCCGCTACTATAGAGTTTCACGTTCACGGCGCAGTAAACGGCGTTGACGTGGACGACAGGACTGTTAAGTTTGAAATAGAATATACAATCGCAGACCTTCCGGCTGAAAGTGGTTTTGGTGATGTTTATCCTGCCACGACTACCATTACCGCCGAATTGACAATATCCGCATCGACTACAGACCTTACGGCATTTAGCGTAGATATGGGCGATGACACATCGGGTAGCTTTGTCCAGGGAGCTATAATTAAGGGTAGAATAAGACGAATAGCATCGACGGGTTCGGAGCCTTCGGCTGACCCGTTTCTTACCGAGATCGGCATCCATATCGAATCCGACACTATAGGCACAAGAACTGCAACATCTAAATAAGGAAATCAACATGGCGAAGAACAACACAGCAACCAAGATAAAGACCATCGTATCCATTGTGGGATTATTAGCGTTATTTGCAACGATTGTTGCTGGATTCGTTACAAACAGTGAGGAAATTGAAGATAACTATAAGGAACTCACTGACCATGAAATAAGAATAAGGGCTGTTGAGACGGCTGTAATCGAACAGCGGAAAGATGTATCACATATCAAGGAAACCCTTGATCGTATAGAAACCAAGCTGGACAAATGATGGATAAACAAGATATATTACGAAAATTGATAGTTTTGGATTTTGATATTCTTGCTAACCACAAGGCAGTAACAGAGATAGTGGCTCAGTTGGAAGAAGATCAAGAGAGCGAACCGACACCTTTGCCGGAAACGCCCTCTTGACCTCTTGTCTGCCCCAAAACCGAGATTTAGTTTTTAAGCTACTTTGCTGATTCCAGCTACCTCAAACCTACCTTGTATTCCACCGGTCTTGTCCGGTCTGTCTTCTCCTACACCGACACCAAAACCTGCGACATTTACTAAATTCACTATCTGCTCAAGACTAATGATGTTGGCGTTATATTCAATTACCAGTATCGCCGCCCAACTAAGAAACTCACCACGACTGCGAATATCCATAGTATTCCTGTTCGGCAATCGTAACGGCTCAGTTCGCCTGCGAGGTTTTGCAAAAGTCTTGAAATTATGGTTAAGTAGAGGAGTAAACTCACTCATAATAAAAAAAGCGTTGCGAGCTAAGGTCATATCGACGCCGTCAATACTCCGACACGCAGAAACCATTGCCTTCTTGAATGCCCTCGACGGCATACCAAAACCAGTTTTATGCTTTAATGGATCACCATTAGGTAACATCATAAAACCTTCTTTATCCAACCAGTACATACTGTCCCTGTATTCCTGTTCGGGATCTTTGGGCGGTTTCTTTTTCTTTGCGCTCCCTGTCATTCCTTTTAATATCTCCTTTTGTATCTTCTCTGAAAAACGGTGCATTATTATGGGAGTTTCCCCAATAATACGAACACGAGCGATCTTTTTTTCTATTGCCGGTATTACAATTACCTTACCTTCTTTTACTTCTGTTTTCTTTGCCATTTTTTGCTCCTTTTCTTAAAAATTTATTTAACTTACATGACATGACTGACACGACTCGACACGACTTGACACGACTTGACTCGACTCGACCGGACCTGACGCGACTGACAAGACATGACTCGACAAGACAAGACACGACTGGACTTGACCTGACTTGTCAAATCTTCACTCGTTCGATCGCATGGACAACCAAGCTAAACTCATCATAAGCCTTTATCCTGTGGTTAATCTCATACAACTCGGATAACAATTGTTCTTTGTACTGCTTATCCAAATCTTCGTCGTCCCTTATTTCTTTAATTGTCAAATAGCGGCTACTTTTTTCATTTTCCGTAATTTCACTCGCAGCAACAAAAGCCCGAACAAAACTTTCCGGTTCTTCGTCGTCCTCTATCTCAGAGATTACCAAAAACCGGAGAATCCTGCGGGCCTGTATCTCGCGGTATTCTTTGGCTGCCTTGTTATTGTTCCACTCGAAACAATCATGCAGAGGGGATTTTTTGGTCTTTGCCTCCATAACAAGCAATTTGGGCGTAATACCACCACGTTTTCTCTTGATGCCCTCAATGTACTTAATCGCAACATCAGCATCTGGAGCGCCAACAGGTTTTCTTTTCCATCTACAAATCCTTTTGTACTTCATATGTTACTCCTTTCATTGCTCACTTAGCTTTCGCTTTCATAACCTTTTCCATTGTTCGGTCTGAAATATACCAGCCATTATGTATAACCTCAGTTGTAACATTGTTGCAGTCCATAATAACAGCCGGAGCCCAGACGCGAAAAATATGGTCGGGTGTCATTACGTTGATAGTCGTCCCGCACCCAGTGATAAATAATAAACTAATCGATATTATCGAACGCATCCAATACATCCTGTGAATCTCCTGTCTTTTGCGAATCCTTTAGTTTCTGCCTGGCATCGTTCTGCTGCTGTTTTTTAATACGTTCTTTCCCACCAAGCCATTTCAGCACAATAAATATGACACCAAACACTGCCGTTATCGCTACTGCCCACTCACCCATTTTTGCTTTCCTTCACAGTTTTGGCCACCTTATCGACACCGGCACGCACTGCGCCAAGTCCAAGTGCGGCAATGATGGGCCAGGCAAATTCAGGCATTGTGAATATGCCAAGCCCCTGCAATGCCCCCAATGCTATCACGGCGATAACCACTATATAAGTTTTCCTGCCCTTTAGTGCTTCAATTACCTTCTTCATAGTCTTACCCTTTCATAAAAAATAATCTTGTCTCGTCACAGTTACTCACCAGCCTTACGGCATCCACCTTCGTAAACGGGTGGTTCTTTGTCGATATATTCCACAGTAAAATCGCCCATTCCAATATTTCCTTTTAAGTCGCTGCTGTCAAGGCCAAACCTGTAGCTTCCGTATCGAACAAACTCGGCGCCTACCCTGACTGTAATATATATGTTCGGATCAACAATATATTCAGTTCGCGGGACTTCGTTTACGTCAATGATTTCAAAGCCGCCAGTCGTTCGATCAGGATTGACTGCGCAGGTTATCCTGTTTGGAATAGATATTCCATTGACATCGACCAAAACATAATTCCCGTTAGGATCCGTAACGGGTATCCACCAGTCAAATACCTTTTCGCCCACCTCCCATTGATGGACAGGGCCGTAATCCCCTATAACCGGACCTTCACCAACAAAAAATTTGGCCGAAAATACCTGACTCGATAACAATATTACTACAATCGCAATTTTGATCTTCATCTTACTGTTCCTTAAAAAGTTAATAATGTTGATATGTAAAACTCATCATGCGGACACTTGCCTCTCCCGATATAAACCCAAACTACGCCGCCTTGATTTCCCGGTTTCCTCGGACAATAATTTTCATGTTCCATTGCGCACTTCTCGCATTCATAAGTTAAACTGCAATACTTACATTGCCATACTTGCGTAGTCATATTTACTTCCTCTTATACTCACCCGATGTAATAAAATCTACATTGTTCAGGCCGGTTAAATCCCACGCCTCCATTGCTTCTTTTCGTATGTCCAACTTCATTCCGTCCTTGAAAAACTCAATGTCTTCTAGTTCGGTACGGTTTATCTTCGCTCGTTCTTCCTGTAGCCAGCTTATGTATTCAACTGCTATTTGCATTTTTCGCTCCTTATCTGCAAGGGCTTTCTGCTTATCTTTTTTGCACCAACATTCTTTCTCTGGCCGTTCGCAAGTTGCACAAACCCATTTGGTACTTGATGATATAGCTGATCGTATTCCTGTCATCTTCATTCACTTCCTTTCTTGAGGGCTTGATTGTACTTAGACTTCAAAAATCTTATACCAATATCTTGTAATTGTTGCTCAAACAAGGGTTCTCCTTCATGGTTATCTATCATATAACACAAGAGATTAGCTGCCGTTTCTTCTACAATCTTCTGCTCAATGCTGAGGGCGGCGAGGGTCTGCTCAGCACTAAGGGCTTCGTCAAGCACCTTCTTGACTGCTTGTATATCTTTAATTTTCTCTTTATCGTCCCAGTTCATCGTCAATGCCTGTATGCCATCACTCGCATATCTTATTGTAGTCTGCTCAGCTATTAATAACTTTGTGCGCAACTCCTTAATAGTCAGAAACTCCTCCTTGCCGCAGTCATGACAGCATATACCGCTCTCTGAGCCAAGCGAACCGAAGTCATCCTCGTCAAACCAGTTTGCCGTTCGCCCACAACCAGTGCATATAACAATCTTCTGCTCGGCGTCGAGGGCGGTAAGGGCTTCTTTGAGCAGACCTACTGAGCTTACTCCTATTTGGTCTATCGGCGGGCTTATAATTACAATTACTTCTTCAATCAGTTCTCTTGCTGTCTTTGCTTCGCTCATTTCGCTAATCTCCTTCAACTCATATCAATTAGGCCCGCAAGCTTTCTTAGCGTGGGCCCGATATATTTAACATCTCGAACATATTTCATTGCCGTCCTGATCCTGTTTGCTTGTCGCTTATTACTTTTCATAAAGACCAGGGTAATATCAACCATAGGGTAATACTTAGCCATTCTCTTGAACTTAGTGACGTCGCTTCCCGTCAACAAGCCTTTGCACTCATGGTATTCGGTGTTGCCTTTGGCTGTAATAATGCGAAAATCTGGTGTATATACCTTCGCTCCCCTCACTTCGTCCTCAAATGTAAATACATCTGGTTCGTAATCCCAACTTGTATAATGCCCCTGCCCTCGCAGTATCTCCAAATATTGAGCATATCTGTATTCCAGCTTGCTCTTGAAACGAAATTCACGCTCGCCGATCATTACATGGCGCGGCTCGTTGCGATATTTCATTCTGAATAATTTATCTTTGCCGAAACCAAGTTTTTCCATAATCAATTTCCTAAAAATTCGTATATGCAAATTCACCGAACAACTCGCTTGCTGCATTATCGTATGCTTTTGCTGCTTCTATCTCATTGTCATAAATTCCGAGGTGTTTCGTTTTCTGATTTAATTCTATCCGTGCGTGCCATTTTCCTCTGGCTTTATGCCAACTGACGCCCTTGTAGCAGCTTGAACCGCCTTTTTGCGGTCTTTGGTTCATTGAGTTCTGCCCTTTTGTGCATATTCGCAAATTGTCTCTTGTGTTATTAAGACCGTTGCCGTCTCTATGATCTGTCAAAATTCCATCTGGCTGTGAGAGTATCTGTCGGTGCATATATATATATTCGCGATATTCAGCCCTTCTCGCATAATATGTACTTCTGCCCTTCGTAGCACACCATTTGTGTTTTGATAATTCTTCGTAGTCCCCATCATCGACAATCGCAAATTTGCCTTGAGTTAAAGATATTTTCTTAGACATGATAGCACCCGAAATAATACCGCCCGAAGCAGTTGGACAGCAAGCCATACAAGATGAAATGCTCTGCTTTGGGCGGTTAGTTTGAAATTCTATCACATTGTATAACTCACTGTCCATAATCTCAAAATATCCTATTGTCCCTGATCTGTCAAGTCTTTTTTTATAATTTACGTAACTTATCTTCGGCCAGACCAAAGCCCATTTTATCCTTTGCCATCCTTGACATCTCCTTTCAGGGCTTGCTCGACTATATCCCTTACCCCGTTTATAACGTGCCGTGTATTGGATGCCGAAATAGCATCAAGGGTCATTCCAGCGACCTTTAATACTTTGTGTGCTTTCTTGAGGTCCGGTTCGGGAAATATGTCAAGAGGGTAAGCCTGTTGCCATTGTTGGATTTTCTCTATTGCTTCCCTCAGCCGTCTATTCTCGGTCCGCAATTGCGTAACGCATTCGAAGCAAACCCCGATTAATCCTTCACTGCAATTTGTACAATCCATACTCATACTCCTTTTAATTTCTCGTGTCTTGTGGCCACCGCAATACTTTCAATTCTTGGCCTGTTCGGTCAATACCGTCCCATATTTTCCACCATCGACCATCAGCAGTTTTATGTGTTTCATCGCCTGTTCCCGGTCCATATTCAGTATGTATTATTACATCTGAGCAATCTTCGTTATAAACCATATTCATATGCCTTTCAAGGTTTGCCGCCAGCTATATAAACTTTCTTGTCTGTCATAAAAGGTATGGCCTTACCCAAAAACATCATTAACATACATTCATATTCATTGTGTTTCTTAGCTAAGTACAATTCTTGGAACAACTCCCGTTCTTCTTTAGTGGCCTTTAGTTCTGGCACACAACACGAAAAATCTGGACAGCAAATACCATTATGAACGTGTATCGATTTTCCTTCAACCCAAAGAGCCAACTGCTTTTTATATCTTTTTCTGTAACCCATAACTCATACCCTTTTCAATGTCTCAGTTTAGCCTTGCCGTTTTGCACTTCTCTTTCAATTATACTTACAGGCAGATAACCCCATGCTGTTCTCCCCGTTGCCTTGATGCACTTTAAACAAATCTCACACAACCACACTTCCTGGCCTTTGTCGTTAGTTTGAAACTTTTTGCCCGGCTGCTTGCAAACAAGGCATGTTTTAGCTTGGGACTCTTTTTCGCATTTCATTTCCTTTGCTTTTCTTGCTTCCCAGCCTGCTATAGAAGAGCGCCAACGTACCATTTTTGTCCCAGATTTGCCGACTACCCAGTTTATTGCATCATACCAATACCAAAAAGTCGCAGCGTCAACATACTTATAGCCCTTCTCGGCTACATAAGCCTCGCATTGCTCAAGTGTCGGTGGTACGAATCTTTTTGCCATCTATTGCATCCTTGCTAATTTAGAGCCCCGTCTCGCCCGAATATGCCCACACCTTTTACAGACAAACCTGTCATGGCCACGTTTTTTAGCTCGTATGCTGCCGCATTTAGGGCATTTTATGTAAACTGGATTGCTCATCTGTTAATCTCAAATAGTGCCAGCTTGACAAGTATTATTTTCAAATAAACCAAAATTGTCTTTTTCCTTTTTAAGTCGTAATTTGCCCATCTTTGCATATTCGGGGCTTAATTCGATCATTACATAGTCACACAGGTTCTTATAGGCTACAAGGGCGGTCGTAGCAACGCCACCAAAGGGATCAAGCACTATGCCCGGACTAAAGCCTTCACCACAGCCACAGTCGGTCCAGCCGGTAGTAATATGAACAGGGCATGATGACCCGTCTTCGTAACCAGAAAACGCAGTAACAAGCCCCGCTTTGTTTTTAGTTTCAGACTTGCCTGTGGCATACCGCTTACTGCTTTGGTTCTCGATAATCCTCCGCCTCGGCTCCCCGCACTTTTTACATATCTGCTTCGGACAGCCCACCTTAATACAAGGCTCAATCAGCTTAGGCGGGAACGTGGCGAAGTGGGCGTCGGAGTAGGGGGCTGTGGCTACCGTCCAGACGGAGCGCTTGTTGCGGCCACTGGGTACATATATTTCCTTACCCACAAGATATTTATTGAACCCATCTTTCTTTGACCCCGCACCAGATTCTAATGCACTACCCTTCGCTGTTGGATTCTTCATCTTATATTTACGTTTATACGCTTCGGGTGATAATTGTATTGGCTCTCTTATCGCATCAGCATCATAAAAATAACGAGGACTCTTGGTCAGCAGGAAAAGATATTCGTGCGCCTTAGTGCATCGGTCGGTAACGCTTTCCGGCATGGGGTTTGGCTTGTGCCAGATAATGTCCTGCCTTAGCCACCAGCCGTCGGCTTGCAGAGCGAAGGCTACGCGCCATGGTATGCCGCATAGGTCTTTAGGTTTTAATGTTTGACTCGCAGGGTGCGTTATGGTATAATGTGGGTATGCCTTACGCAAAGAAGCAATGTCCGACTTGTAATAGCCTGATGGATGGCCGTTCTCTTCAGTGCCGCAGGTGCAAACCGTCTTATGTTCGGACGCCGGAGCATAAGAAGCTGATGAGCGACCGCACAAAAGGCAAGAAGAAACACTACCCCTCTGCCAGCAACCGTCCAGAAGTTGCCGAGAAAATTCGTCAGGCATGGACTCCCGCAATGAGAGAAGCTGCTCGTCAGCGAGGGATTGATAATTCCCAAAATGCTGAATGGCGGCTAAAATGTGGTTCTCCAGGACAGAAAAATCCAATGTGGGAGAATGGCCGTTCCCAGATTCCTTACGCTCCGGGATGGGCAAGGAAAGTGAAGCAGATAGCATGGCAACGAGCAAACCATCATTGCGAAGTCTGTGGCTCTGATAAACCAGCCGACACGCATCACAAAGATTTTCGCAAAGACAATCACGACCTTGAGAATTTGCAGGTTCTTTGCCGGAAGTGCCACAAGGGATTTCACGCCAGCCGGGTCGCTCAGAGGAAAAAGAGCCGCCACCGCCACGCCCTCCTCCAAAATAAGAGTCTCCGAGGTTCAAAAACAGCGTACCTTCCGGCTTGAGTACCCGCCTGACCTCACGGAAAACCTCGATCATTTTAACAACATATTCTTCCAGCGACTTCTCAAGGCCAAGTTGACCGGCTACGCCGTAATCACGCAAGCCCCAGTAAGGTGGGCTTGTTACACAACAGTCGATAACCCCATCTGGCCAATCCTTCATTACTTCCAGACAGTCACCGCAGATGATAGTATTCACCTGGCTGTCAAATTCCTTGCTCATCTGTTAGCCTCAAAAAAAGCCTTGGCGAAGCCCGGTGGGGTTATAGCACGCTTAACGGGATTTCGTGGATAGTTGGCCGAATTGCGATGATGGCCGATTGGAACTACCGCAGGGCTTTTCTGTTTTTTTGGAAAATTATAATAACCCCACAAGTCGGTTCTTTTTGCCATTGGGTCGCCGAAGTCACAAGGCTTGAAAGTAAATGCCGGCTTTCCCAAAAACTGTCGTAAGTACCCTGTTGGGTTTTCGAGAGCCCAGAATATAAGCTGGTGTTCGCATCGACATTCCCAAATTATTTCCATACAAGACCTGACAACATACATAGCTGACCGTAAATCACGGGGCGTCTTTGCGTTTTGCCTGGCAAGGCTGAACATAGTGCAAGGTGGGGCTGCCAGTATCCCGTATGGTTTCGTCGCGGCAAGCAATAGTCTCGTGTCGTAATTGTTTACATCCCATTCCGGCAATGTAATAAGCCTCACATCGTAACCAGCGTCGGCATAGGGCTTTGACCATGCGCCAGTCCCGGCACACAGATCTAAAATTACTTTGTCAAATTCCTTGCTCATCTGTTGCCTTTTTCACAAGAACTTCGGCACAATATATATTATCCAGCTTCAAAAAGTCTCTAATTGTTGACTTGTCTATGGCCTTGGAATAGTACGCCTTGACTTTTTCCCGGCCCCAAAGCAATGGATTGGCATAATCATCTCCTAATACATTGCTTGGCCACCCAAACCACTCATTATTAAGCAATTTGGTCCAGTTGGGTTTGTCGTTTCGGGTCATTTGGCCAAGCCATCTGCGCCACCTTAATTTGAGCGATAACAATAATTCCATTTCTTCACTATTCATGCGTCAACTCCTTTGCTCATTGCTTGCCTTTTTTTCAGCCTGTATAGCTTCCCAGACTTCCTGACGGTGTACGGGAATCTCTCTGGGGGCAGTTATGCCTACTTGAATAGCCTTTCTCCCTCGGTAAAAACCGATGAATTTAATTACTATATCATCGCCGATGCGAATTTCTTCGCCTTCGCGTCTGCCTATAACAAGCATATTTACTCCTTTACTTATCTGTTGCCTTTATGGTGCTCGCTGCATGTTGACCGGTAGCTTGCATCGGACGGCCAACCGCAAACTATCTGCTTATTGCAGCCGGACTCGTCGCATTGCATCTCTTTAACTACATGAGGCTCTTTCCAGCCCAAAACCTCAAAAGCGCCCTCAAGGGCCGAAAGGCCATTGGTCATAAGTCCACCACGCGCCCAGCCTGCGAATTGGTAACACATGCCTTCTAAGGCTTCTTTGTAGTCGGTTTCTTTACTCATTGTTTTCTTGCCCGTTCGGTCTGAATTTCATTCCATAGTTGCAATCCTCGCATCCAATTCGGACCCCAACTCACTTTCGTAAACCAGGAATCCTGTATAACCAAAGCAGTATCGTTTCTATTTTCCTTAACATGATCCAGGGCCGATCGAAGAGGATCTAAAACATACTGCACATCGGAAATCTTCTGCGGGTTGCAATGGTCTGCGAAGACAATACCGCATTCCATAGCGACTGATAATAATTCGCGTTGCGGCGTTATCTTTATAAGTTCATCAAGAATCATTACTACTCCAATAATAGCGGCGAAGATCGTTTAACAACCGGTAACTAACAGCCAACCGTATTTCCCATCCTTGGCACTTCGCCGCCGGGTCGTCCGTGATTAAAGTAATTTCTTCATGGCTCTTACTACGCCCACGAATAACGCATCTTTTACTCTTTGTTCTATTGGAAGTTCGTCATAAGGTACGCAACAAGGATGCTCTTTTTTCTCTATGTCTTTTGTCTTGCCGTATTTCCAGCCTTCGGCGTACTTTTCTTTTAACCAATTCTCATGTGACGCCGAACAATTTGCATCTGGATTGTCTATGTGGAACTTTACGCCATTGATAGCACTTGTTCGTTGCCAACCAGGAGCAATATTCCAACCGACCTGACTGTTATCGTCCAAAGTATAACAATAGGCCCTATTTGCTTCGTGTGCTACTTCTGCAATTTTTTCAATACTCATGCTTCGTACTCCTTTACTAAGTGTTAATATTGGTTCGTCCGGGCGCATCCATGCTTTAGGATTCTTCTTCAGTTTCCATAAGGCGAATTGTTTCATCTAAGCCTTTTTTGATACATTCCGCTTCCTCTTTTGCTGCCTCTAATAAACCCCTGCCATGCCAGACGCAATTTGCAAGGTTCTTCATTTGCATCCACACTTTATCAAAACACCTTTCGCTTTCGCGGCCTTCTCTGTCACATCCCATATCCTGTACTCCTACTAATGGTTAATGTTTACATATTTGGTATATATTGAATGTCATAGTTGGCTGCCACTTCGTTTTGCTTTGGCCAGAGCTTTCTTTAACAGGCTCTTTGAAGGCTCTAATTTACCGAATCCTGGCATAATGATTTTTTTTGTGACAATGACTTGTCCACAACTTTGCCTTCCGAGCGTATGAATCCATGAACTTTTGACATAACAGGCCACTACTCTTCCGTAGTTTCCCACCCAGCGCTGTGCACCTTTTTTTGTAGTAAAAGCATGGAAACCGGCAGGATACCTTGTATTGTAATTCTGATCCAAATAAATAAACTTTCGTGTTGTTTCATCGATATTCAGTCCCAGTCTAAATCTAAATCTAAAGGAAAAGGCACCATATAGTTCAGGCAAATAATGGCGCATCCCCCATTTTCCCCTCCGGACAACTTTATAAACTTTGAACATATCGCCCCGTCTTTTCAAATACTGTTTCTTTTCCTTTGAAGAACATATTTCATTCAAGCACATCTTCGTACTCCTACTAATGGTTAATATTCTAATCGCCTTCGTCAACATTTTCGGGCTCTGGCAAGCCACAGCCGAAGGTATCCATGCAAAAGTCACCAATATCTCTTAAAAAGGTTTTCCATTTCTCGAAATCCAGCGTGGTTGTACTTATAGGTGTCCATATAGGATCATCTACGACCGTACCGAGAAACTTCGCTTTGAGGAATTGCCGTACTTCCGGCTTGCCATAAGTATGACCCAACTCAGTATATTGATTTTTAACGAAATCAACCACCGGCCCCTCGAAAAACTTGCGCATTCGGCCTATATCCCACCTGATTTTCTTGCGGAATATCAATTCCATTTCTTCGCCTTCTGGAATAGTGTCCAGATATGCCTGCATCTTGTAAGGCGTCAAGCCTCCAAGCTGCATGAAGAATGTCGAGGCGGTTCGTTTTGTAAATTGGAATTTCATGGTTTATCTCAGTTTTTGTTCGTCTTCTAAAGCATGTTTAATGCAGCGCTTACACAGCCCCAAGCTCGTTGCCCTCATTGCTGCCCCGAATTGAACATGATAAGAATTTATTATTTGCCTCATCACGCTTACCTCTAAAAAGGGATGCCATCGCCGTCCGCTGTCGGTTGAGGGTTAGGATTGTAGTCGGGGTTAGCCTCATAACTTGGGTTAGAGCCTGACGGCTGTGACGTTGCCTCTCTGCCTAAACAATATGCCTCAAACTTTCTGGCATAAAGTATAACCTCTTCGGGTTCATTTAAACTAAGTCGCGCAGCAGCCTTGATACAGCATTGACGAATAATGCCGATGTCTTTGGCGTCTGGATACCTGTATGCCTGTTGTTGAGCTTGCTGCGGTGGCTGTTGCCATTGCTGATCGCCTTGCTGCTGGTTGCCACCTTGCGCAAATCTTGGATTTATCTTTTTGAAGTAAAATGAACCATCCTGGTTCGCAGTGGCTTCGACAAGTATTGGCATACCTACTGCATAGGCTTGCTTTTTCCAGTTTATGAAGCCTACAAATTCCGTGCCGCTGGCATTTGTTATTTGTATCTTCTGCCTACAGCATTGGTTTGCGTCTGGCGCTGCCGATGGCGCTGTGTTTGTGATTGTACCTTCAATATTCATGGTTTTCTCCAGTAAATTCAAGTTCGTTTTGTGCCGTTGCCTGCCGGCGCTGGCGTTGGCGGTTAGCTTCTAACTTAGCTATGTGTTCGTTTATCCAAGCATGGGCTTCGGCCCGTTGCTCAGGTGTTACCATTGATGCTATAAAGTCTATTGGGGTTTGTGCTTTCATGTCCATTTATCCTCTGGGTCCATTACCCAATCAGCGAGTTTGGCTATATTGCGCAAAAGCTCGTCATCAATCTTGCTAATTCGGGCCTGAATATATGCACAAAGCAATCCATGCTTGACCTTACCCCTGCCAATAGCTTCCCAGTCAGGGCCATTTTGGCGAAGCGGGTCTCTCTGGGGTAGTTCGTCGGCAGTGCAGGTAACTTTCTCCCATTTTTTCACAAGTAGTTTTTTGCCTTTGGTGGATGGCTGTATTTCACAATCTAAAATAATAATTTCTTGTCGGCGGACAAACGGACTATAGGTCTCCATTGCCATATCAGCCAGTATATCACCGGTATCATCCGTAAAGGTAAGCTCCTGAGTATAGCCGCCTTGTACTTTAGTTATCTTGTGCGTGTGTTTAACTGTTAGCCTAAAGCCATTGGCCTCTTCGTACAATTTCATATCAAGTAGTTGCTGGATTGTCATGGCTTAATCCTCTTGTTCCAATAACGCGTTAAGACTATTTTGGTATCAAACAGCGCTGTTTCTAAATCACATATCTTGCAAGATATGAAATATCGAAGCTCTCCCACTATTGTTCCTTTGATTTTGCCTTCGCCGCCACAAAACGGACATGGTTTTAATTTTTCCATTGTTCAATCCTTAAAATACTTAGCCGCCGACTGGTTAAATAAAACATAATTCCAGCCAATTTTTGTTATGTCCCCGTAAATACCGTCTGGCTTAACGCCACATCGCTGCTGTATTTGTTCAAGCGATGGAACGGGCCAGTCGTTACTGTCATAATTGATTGCCGTCTCAGGGACTACGCAAGTGTGCTTCTTGTACTCCCAGCCAGCCCCTGCGAAGAATAAGCCGACGCCTACGAGTAACATATAGATTGTTCTCCTCATGTCGATTGCTCCAGTAATTTGTGGATGTTGCCGACTTTTTTAATATGGTGCGCCCAATCGTCTGAGGATTCAGCGATCCGGTAGCAAAGAAACCGCCGTTTGCTTTTTACGTTTTCAAACCAAAAACAGCCTTTATCTTTAATGATAACTTTCAATGTACCCGCATCATCAAAGACGTCCCCTTCCCACCAATCCAAGTCTTTGCCGTCCTTATCGCAGAGGCCGGTGAGTTGACCAACTGTATCAGGGTCAACTTCATAGGGCCGTTGATCTTGGACAATGACAGATTTGTCTAAGTTTGGATCGTCAGAGAATGGGTGCTGCATAAAATAACCATATACCCATTCGCCGTTATCTTTTCGTTGTCCGCGAAACTTTATCTTTCTCATATCAATACTCCCTTGCACTTTCTTCTTGGCTTGCGTTAGTGTTGGCAACATGGTCCTGGACGGCCCCTGGGTGGTCCTCAAGTATCTGGTCAATGCCGCCGAGGGCTTTGATTGCCTCCTCGTTCATTAGTCGTTCATTGATTAAAGCATTAAGTATGTACTTTCTGCCCGGCATTTCCAATGCATCGATTAGCTCGTCGAGTAGTTCGTACTGTTGTGCTTTTAGGTAGTATTCGACTACCTCTTGTACTGATATTTGATTCAAACAGTCATTGCTTGATGTTTTAATGGTTATTGTTTCACTCATGGCTTATCCTTTCAAAAGGTTTTTTCGTTGTAGCTAATATCTTTATATTGAACACCCATAACAATTCCTTCCAAAAAGCAGGGACACGCCCTGTTAGTACCTTGACTTATTTCCTTTTCGCCTTTTTCGGTTTCTGGTATATACGTTCTATCGTTATTTTGTACCGGTCCCGCGCTTTTGACGGGTAACCCACCATTGCCCTGAAGCTCTCTCCAATGTAATACGAACAAGCCGGTGTAATTATGTTTTTCCCTGCGAATGGTCTGCCATTTCTTTTGAGTTCTTTCGTCTTTTCTTTGCAAAAGATTCCGTAGTTCTCATGGTCAAGGTACAAATAACAAACTGATTTTCTTGGTCTTGGTTTTCTTTTTGCCATAACTGTTCCTTCCAATAAGGGTTTCAATAAAAGGCGGGGCCAGTCAAAGCCGGCCCCGCCTTAAGTTTTTATGCTAAGTTAAAAGGTCTTAGCCATCCAATCTGGCAGCTGGGAGTCGTGATCCGGTACGGTTATTTCACCGCTGATTATCATCTGTTTCAGCTTGTCAACTTCAGCTTTGACATCGGCAAGCTTGTCCTTGGTGAACTCATTAAAGG